AGCGGCTGAAGCGCGAGTTGCCCAGCTCGCAGGCGCTTCCAGATCGCCCGGTCGTACCAGGCGCGCCATGGAATGCTCGATCGGCGCCTTGCATCGTACTCGCGCTCACGTGCTGCACCGCTCACGGCCTGAGGTGGACGAAACTGGGAGGGCCTGGCGGGCATTTGCACCCTAAAAAAAACGACGAAGCCCCGCGCCTCGCCCGCAAGTCCGCCGCCGCCGGGCGCCCGACAAAGCCGATTTCGCGGGTCGCCGCCTTGACTTGCCCGCGGATCAGCGCGCTGCCGACGCGGCCGAGCGCATCGCGACGTTCCTGACAGCGGCAGCCCATTTTTTATCGGAAGCCTCAAACGGCGAAGCCCCGCGCGGGTGAGCCGGCGGGGCTTCGTGATTCGTGCCAATGGCGAAAGAAGGCACTCTTGCCTGACAGGTGTCAAGCGTCGAGAGCGCGGCGCACCGCTCGAAACAGTTCGGCGTTGTCGGAATACTCGGCGGCTGTTGCAAGATCGTCATGCGGAACGGCCGCATGCGACGCCCGCACGCTCAAGCCGAGCGACCACGCCAAGGTCTCAAGGCATTCGCGCAGGCGGCGGCCGAGATACAGCACCTCGCGACCGTCCGCCTTGGCGTCCATCCCTCTGGCCGCAGCGCACTGCTGCAGCGTCATGCGCTTGGTCAGCACGTCGCGGACCAGCGCCTCGCCTTCAAGGCCGAGCTGACGCGCGTAGCGCGCCAGCCGCTTCGCCGCCGCGATAGTGCGATCGTCGAGCGGATCGATGAACCGGCCGCCATCCACGCATTCCTTCGTCGTGTCGATCGCGCGTGCGCCCGCAATCTCGGCAGCCTCGAAATCCTCCTGGTAGCGCCGGCCCGCGGCGAGCTGCGCCTCATCGATCTGCCGGCGCTTGCTCAGGCGGCCGAGCGGATCATCGCGCAACGCCATCACGACCGGACGCAGGCCGGGCCGGTAGGGATCGGGCATGTCGCGCACGGCACGGTCCTCCAGGTCGATCTTCGGCCGTTGCCCGACCGCGACGGCCGCGAACGCCGCTGCCTCCTGCTCGTTGCGCCGCGACCGAACGCGCGAGCGCTCCTTCGCCGCATCCGCGTCCGCCGTGTCGTTGGCGCGTCGCTGTTCCAGCCGCCCGGCGATGGCATCGATGTCGCCAGTGTTTTTCGTCACCGCGTTCCTCCTTCGTCGGCCAAAGCCTGTTGATCGTCATCGGTCATGAAGCTTGCGACCGCGCCCTCAGCCGGCGCGTCGGGCGAGGCTGCCGCGGCCTTGTTGAGCGGCCAAGGTGCCGGGAAGCGCCGTCCCGAACGGCGCTTTCTCGCCTCGATGCTGCCGCCATTGGGCAACCGGATCGTCTCGGTTCCGTCGAGCATGACGATCTGCGATACCGGCCACTTGCCGGTCCATTCCTTGATCCGTTCGCCCCAGGCGACGTAGTTCGCGCTCTTGGGATCGAAAATCTCCCAATCGTCAGGATTACTGTCGGCAAAACGCCCATAGCCGAGGCCGCAGCGCGGTTCCGGAGACGGCCAAAAACGGACCATCCGGCCCTCGCCTTCGCGCAGCCGCGGCACCGGTATCGGGTAGCCAAGCAATCGAAAATAGACCGACCATGCGCGATCGACGTCGGAACCGGGATCAGTGAAAAATGCTGGTGGCAGCTGGGCGGGCGCAAGCCGCCCGTACTCCGCCCACAACGCCGGATCGCGCACGAACTTGACTTGGTCGAGGATTGCCTTGCGCGGATTTTGCTTGCGGGCAGCGGCGACGCCTTGAGCGCCGCGGATCAGCGCCGCGCGCTCCGGGCCGCTGAGCGAGAGGACGGCGGCTTCGACCTCGTGCGGCCGGTTCGATGGTTCCGGGTAGGCCGCTCGGAACAGTGAGAGGTCGTTGCTCGCCTCCTGTTTTTTTTCTTCGTTTTCTTCCCCTGAAGGCCCGCTTTGGGGCTCTGGGGGGCTTTGGGGGGAATCCTTCAGATTCTTATCCGGACTCTCTTGCAGTCTCACTATTGAGACTGACCCAGTCTCACCGGTGAGACTGGGTCGACCCTCAGTCTCAGTCTCAAATTGAGACTGACCCCCAGTCTCAATCTGAGACTGACTTTTGCCTGCCGGGGCCGGTAAATCGGGGTTTTCCGGCGGGTCGATTTCGTCCGCTTCGAGATCGACGAAGCGCTCAAGATCGCAGCGGACTTGGTGGGTAACGAGCCCGTCCTCGTGGACAATTTTCACGCGCACGATCAGTCCTAGTTTCTCAAGTTCGTTGAGCCGGCGAAAGACCGTGGCGCGCGACTGCCGGGTCTTGTCGACAAGGTACGTCCACCAATGATCGTGCTTCTTCCACCACGCAAAGGCTACACCTTCCGGATCGGCGCACTCCCCGATGATAAGCAACATGATCTGCGCTGAAGGGTTCTTCAGCCGCTGCTTATTCGCCCAGGTGCGGCCTTCGACGCTCATGCCGCAACCTCGACCTTCCGCGGAAAGCACGGCGGCGTCTTCTCGCCGTGAAACGCGAGGCCTTCGGCGCTGGCGAACGATATCCAGTGCCGGTTGCCATTGTGATGCGTGAGCTTGCGCGCGCCGCATTTGGTGCACACGCGCACGGTCAGGCGCGGATCGTCGCGCTGCGGCTCGCCCCAGCTATGGCGTTCGGCGGTCATGTGAACATCCCCGCGCCATCGGGCGACACCGCGCGACGGCCACTGCGAATGGAGGCGCGATAGCCATCAAGATCGGTGTATTTCCAGTACCGGCCGTTGACCCAGCGCTGCACTTCGAGCAAGCGACGCTCAGTCCAATCAAATCGCGCGTGCGGTCGCCGCTCCAGCGCGTTCAATTTCATGAACGGCTGCGCGTACGGCTCTCCGCCCCAACCGATCACCTCTTTGATCCGATCGAGGCACGCCGCAATCGGCTCGTTGCCGATCAGCGTGTAGACCTGCATCTTGCGCGGTGAAACGCCTTTGCCGCGCAACATGCGCATGCACCGCTCGACGTACGGCCGTTCGGCCTTGTCGTCATAGGCGAAACGCCACGGGCCGCGATTGATGACGCTCCATCGCCGGTAGACCCAACGATCGAATGTGCGCGGCTCGAAGCCGGAGTTGGCGTCAAGCAGCGGAACGCCGGTGTCGAGATAGCGGCCGATAATGTGGTGCTGATAGGTCTCACTCAGCGCCGACAGATTGTTGTCGCAGAGCACCGGCCGCACCGGAAAGTCCGGCAGCTCGGTAAAGACCTTGCCTTCCATCTTGGGCACGATGCAGAACCAGCAGCCGACCGGGCATCCGCGGCTTGCGATCGTTGCCCTCGGATTATGCCGCCATACGGCGTCCGGATAGTCGCCCCCAATGTCCGCGACCTCAGCCAGAAAGTGCTTGCGCGTGAAGATTCCTGGGCCGCCGGCACGAACCTTGTAGCCAGCCTGCCGATACCACGATGCGCGCGCGAAGGCGTCGTTGAGCCGCCAGGTGAATGCAATCGACAAATAAGCGGTATCGCCCTCTGTCCATTCGGCAAGGCCGCCGGACCACGCGCCCGTGTTGTCGGTAGCTACCTTCACACCCGCCTCCGCAGCATGTCGAGCATTCCCGCCATATGTGCCTTGGCGCCGGCATCGGCGTCGGCGCGCTGATCGTCCGTTTCACGCGGCTCGTGCATCAGGCCGGTGAACTGGCTTTCCTTCAGGTTGAGTGTGCCCATGACGAACGGGTCGGTGCCCAAGTCCGTCACCAGATAATAGACCAGCACGCTGTCGCGCTGGCCCATGCGGTGCGCGCGATCCTCGGCCTGGCGATGGACCGCCGGCGACCAGTCGAGCTCGGCGAACACGACGACCCGGGCGCGCGCCTGCAGCCCGTCGAGGCCGGTGGCCGCGCGCAGCGCGATCAGGCACAAGTCCGTCTCGCCGGCGACGAACGCGCGTTGCGCCTCGTCCTTGCCGGTCTTGTCCTCACGCCCGGTGATGCGAGCCGGGGTGAACTCTTCGAGCGCGTCGCAGATGCCGTCGACCACCGCGTGATGGTGCGTGAAACACAGGGTCGGTTCGCCCGCCTCCATCAGTCCGCGCAGGAAAGCGATCACCGCCGGCAGCTTGGCCAGCGCCGTGGCGCGCCTTGTTTCACGGATCGCCTCCTGCTCCATGCGGGCACGGTCGAACGGGTCGGCGATGCAGGCAGCCTCGCGCGCCAGCTCGGCCGCGTGGCGCACCAGGTCCGCGAAGATGGCGCTGTCGGCGGCGATCGGCTCGACCACCCGGCGCTTGGCCGGCAATTCGAGCGCGACCTCGTCCTTGTGCCGGCGCAGCATCAGCCGGCGGTCGCGCAGATATCCGCCCAGCACTTCCGGCTCGGTTACGATCACCTTACCGCCGACATAGCCGCACCAGTCGCGCTCGAATTGCGCCTTGGTGCCGAGGCAGCCGCGCTGCAAGGTGTTGAGCACGTGATGGATCTCTATGCCATGATTGTAGATCGGCGTGCCGGAGAGCCCGACGACCGTATCGGACGCGCGCGCCAGTGCCGTGCAGGCGTCGTGCTTGCGCGTGCCCGGGTGGCGCAATTCCTGGCATTCGTCGAAGATCACGGTGCGCACGCCGCGCTCGATCAGGAACTCGGCCCACGCATGCAGCACCAGATAGTGCACCAGATAGATTTCCGCCTGCAGGGTGCCGTCGAGCCGCTTGCCGCCGTTGAGCGCCGTGAAACGCAGCTTTTGCTGGGCTGGATGGGCTGGGTAGCGCGATGCGTCGGCGAAAATCTCCGCTGGCTCGCAGGCCATGAAGTCCGGAAGCTTGCGTTCCCAGTGCCGCTGCACGTGCGACTGCATGACGATGACCGCCGGCCATTGGCCGATGCGGTCGAGCAACGAGAACGCCATCACGGTCTTGCCGAGCCCCATGTCGTCCGCCAGCAGCGCCTTGCGCACCTGCGCCAGGAACGCCACTCCCTCGACCTGGAACGGCAGCAGCTTGCCGCGAAAGAACCGCCCGGCCGAGGATCCCGTCGCCGGCAGCGCCGTCGCAATAGCCCGCTCGGCGATGGCCGTGCGGTAGAACCGGTCGAACGCCTCCGCCGCGTCGCCCACCAGGGTGAGCGGGAAGCGGTGCATCAGCAGCAGCAGTTCCTCGAAATTACCGAGCGTCGCCGGGAACGAGATGGTGATGTGTCCGGCCTGGGATTCCGTGCCGAACAGCTTTCGCGCCATCATGACCGCGTGCGCCGAGCCCTTGATCTTCCACATGGGCCAGCGCAGCGCGGCACCCTCGCCTTCCGGCTCGGAATATTCGAGCGTACCGACCGCGCCGAGAACCGGCGGCCGGGTCAGCACTGTCGGCAGGGTGTCGCCAGCCTCCTCACGCCATGCAAGCGATTGCGCCAGCGCGTAGAGGTCGACGTCGCCGGGCGGCGACGCGTCGTCCTCAGGCGCCGGTAAGACGGCGCGGATTTGGGCCGGCAGATTCACCATTCACCCCGCCAGCATCCCAAGCGCTTGCATATAGGTTTCCAGGATCGCCTCCTGCTCTTTGCGCTCTTCGCTGTCCTGCTTGCGCATGGAGACGATGATCCGCAGGCATTTGGTGTCGAAGCCGTTCGCCTTGGCCTCGGCGTAAACATCCTTGATATCGTCGGCGGTCGCCTTCTTCTCTTCCTCGAGCCTCTCGATGAAGGCCTTGAGGTGATCCTTGGCGTAGTCGAGCGCGGTCATTGCTCCGCCTCGGTGGCAACATCCGGCACCAGCACTTTGCAGCGTGGGCACTGCATGCCGTAGTAGACATCGACCCAGCGCGGACAGTCGACGCCGTCGCACAGGTCGTTGTCGTTTGCCGCCCACGGCACCACGTGGCCGCGGTCGTAGCAAAGCGCGAATGCGGCCGTGCGGACAAAGACTTCATCGGGCAACGTGAAGCCGAAGTGGCAAGCCTCGCTCGTGAGATCGATATCGCCCGAGCGGCGCGCGCGCGTGAACCACAGGTCTTTGTCGACGCTCCAGCCGGAGGGCGGTGCGACACCCTCGTAACCGAAATTAAGCAGCGTCATTACCAGCCTCCATCATGTCCGAGGGGGAATATTCGCCGCATCGAACTTCGCCAAATCGAACAGCTGCGGCGTCGTCACCTGCTCTTCGGCCATGCGGCAGTAGTGCACGCCGTCGAGGAAATAATCGGCGTTGAGCTCGGTGGCGGCGCCGCGGCGGCCTTTGAGGATCGCCCGGTACGGGACCGTCATCAGGCCGCCGAACGGATCGTAGATCAGCTCGCCCGGATTGGAGTAGCGCTCGATCAGCCGGTCGACGATATCCAGCTGGAGAGGACAAACGTGCATCTCGGAGCCGCGGCGCTCCTGGTTCATGTTGAGCGTGCGCATGCGATTGATGTCGGTCCACACCTCGGGATGGTTCGAACCGGGCGCGATGGCCATGAAAGTCGCCGGCAGCGTGCCGGTCCGCTCGATCGTCTCGCCAATCTTGACGTGTGCCTCATAATCGTAGGTGCGAGCGGCCGAGGTTTTTGCGAACAGCTTGGCGAGATCGGCGCTGCTGCAGTCGGCAAATTCCTCCGCCGTCAGCAGTCGATTGCCGCTTGATCGCCAGAATGCATGCGCATCGATCTGCCAGCGGGTGCGAGAGTAATCGCCCTCAACCTGCGGCCCCTGCCGATCATCGGCTTCGCCGAGAACCTCATGTTCTTCAATGAAGGCCAGATCAGATTCCCTCGCTGTCGCGACAAAACCATCGCTCTGGAACTTCACCCAAACCCGCTTCTGCTTGACGATCGGCACGTCCGCATAGGCGCGCGTCTTGTCACTCTGCGGTTTGCGCATCAGCAAGATGTATTCCGGCGAGCCGACGCCCATCTTGCTGCCGTCCTTGCAGCACTCCGACCAGCCCAGTCGATATGTTTGATTATTTTCCCGCACGACGTCGGTGACGACCGTGATCATGCCGAGATACTGGAACCCGTGCGCGCGGTAGTGCATGATCGCTTCGGCGTGAAACGGCGATATGGTCGGCACGCCCTCCCCGGTCACGGCGCCGAACAGCACCCGATCCTTGACGTGGATGCAGGCAAGGCGGCCGGGCTGCAGCATGCGGATCAGCTCGACCGTCAGAAAATCCATCTGGCCCCAGAAATGCGCGTTGTCGTCTGTGTGCCCGAAGTCGTTGTAGGATTCCGCGTACTGGTAGTGGTTGCCGAACGGCACCGAGGTTACGATCTGCGCGACGCTGTTGTCGGGCCAGGTCCGCGCCTCGGCGACCGCATCGTTGTTGATGCAGATGAACTTTGCCCCTTTGACCTCGACGCGCTTGACGCCGATCGAGCGGGCGAGGCTGTCGCGCAGCGGCAATGCGTCGAGCCCATGTGCCCGGATGATCTCGCTCATGCGAGCGCGCATGGTGGTATCGGCCGCCCACTTCTTCTCCAACACAGCGCGCACGTCGCGCTCGTCCTCGGAATAGATGATGTCGATCTCGACTTCGTGTGCTTGCCCGAATCTCTGTATCCGATAGCAAGCCTGGATAAAGTCGTTGAACTTGTAGCCGACGCCGAGGAAGATCGCCTTGTGGCAGTGATACTGGAAGTTTGATCCGGAGCCGGAGAGGATCGGCTTGGTGGCGAAGTATTTGACGCGGCCTTCCTCGAACTCGGCGAGCAGCCGCTCGCGCTCGTCGAGGTCCATGCCGGTGCCGGTGATGGCGACGACGCCCGGGACCGCCGCCTCGATCGCCTCGCGCTCTTTCTCCAGGTCGTGCCATAGCAGTCGGTGAGCAGCGGGATCCTGCGCGATGATCTCCTGCATTTTGGCGATGCGTACCGGCAGGCTGTCACGCTTCGACGCCGCCGCTTGGGAGAGCCCGGCCGCGGCGTTGCGGAAGAGTACATGCTGCCCATTGCGCTCGGGCGCCGCCTTGGAATGATCCGCCGGCACCTCGTGCCAAGTCACTTTGAGCGGCGGCAGTTCGTAGCCGGAATCATCGTGGCCTAAGTCGCTAGGCTTCTGCAGGAACGCCGCCCACGAATGCACCCACATCCAGAATTCATCTTCCTTGTGCGGGTAGAGCGTGAGGTTGCCGGCCTTCTCGCTGTCGCGCTGGAAGAACCGCGTGAGCGCCTGCCCGGTGTCCATGACGCCGAGGAAGCCCGAATAGTGGATCAGCTCCTTGTAGCGATTGGGCGAGGGCGTCGCGGTCGCCACCAGCTTGAACGGCACCTTGGCGAACAGCGGCAGGAACTCCTGGAACGTCTTCGAGCCGTAGCTGCGCAGCACCGAGGCTTCATCGAGCGAGACGGCGGCGAACAGGTGCGGATCGAGCTTGCCCTCGCGGATGCTCTCGTAATTGGTCAGGAAGTGCCGCAGGCCTTCGGCGATGCCGGCGTGATATTCCGCCGTGGTACGGATGAACATCACCTGCATGTCGAGGCAGGCCGCCTCCTTGATGAAGCCGTGACGCACGCCGAGCGGCAGCACGCTGAGCGTCGGTTTGCCGGTGTTCCGGTGCAGCTGCCGGCACCATTCGAGCTGCATCGCCGTCTTGTGCAGGCCGAAGTTGGCGAAGATCGCCGCGCACCCCAGTCGCAGCGCCCACAGCGTCAAATCCTTGCAGTGCGGCTTGAGCCAGGGATGCAGCGCCGCGCGCGCGACCTCGATGCCGCGGAGCGGTGCCGTGACGATCTTGTCCTCGAGATACTTGTCGTAGGACGGCCATTCGATTGCGATCTCGGCGGCGTCCTCAGGCGCCCCCGGCGTAGTCGGTGCTTCGGGTATAGGCGCCGTCTCTCCGGCTGTCGCACCACTCCTTGCGGCCACCACGGCCCCGGCAGGTGTCGCGTCGGGTTGCTTTTTCTTCCTAACCCTTTGTTTCTTTCGCTGGATTAGCTGATCTTGATTAGTTGATACAGGTTCCCCGCGCCCGTCGTGGCGCGGCCCGGGCGTGCCATCGAACGCCGCCCAATGTGCCTCGATCGCAGCGTCCATCTGGACGTGCTTGTCGGCAACGGGGAACTTCCATTGCTCGCCGCATTGACAGGTGCCGACGTTGAGCGCCTCGCCGTCCTCCGGATATTCACGCGTCATCGTGACGGTGTGACCGGGCGGCCACGAGGTGCGCTTCTCCTTCGTCATTCCGGAAGCCGGCGGAGCCGGCTGTCCGGAATCCAGTAATCCCGGCGACGATGCTGTCAGCGGTGGGGCCGAGCTCGGTGCATTCGGCTCTGGAGCGGCTGCATCCAGTCTACCGGGGCTATTTTGCAGCGACGCGCGAAGCGTCTCACCCGAACCGAGGCCATTGCCCGTCGCAGGTTTCCCTTCGGCCCCACCGCTGACAACATCCTTCCACGGCGCCAGCGAGCGCGCCCAGGCGATGGCGCGGGCGGCATAGTCCGGCTCCCACCTCGTCCCCATGCCGGCCGGCGTCTGCGTCAGCGCCTCGAAGTGACTGATCGCCGCCGCGAGGGCGGCATGCAATGCCTCCGCGCGATCGGGATATTCGCGCTCGAAGTTCCAGAACTTGCCGACGTAGGTGACGAAGCCGCCATCGGCGAGCCGGCGCAGGCCGATCTTGGTCTCGGCGTTGCGCTGGCGCGGATCGTCCGGCTCGAACCATTCGACCGGATCAGACGGTGCGATCGGCCCCAGCGCCTCGGCGATCTTCTCCATGCCGGCGGCGACGTCGTTCATCGCTGCACCTGCTCGTCCGGATCGAAGCCGAAGCGGCGGCACAGCGCGTGTGAGTAGGTCGAACCGAGTGCAAACAAATCCATGACGGCGACCCAGCGCGGATGCCGCTCAGGTCGCTGTGCGCGGGCACCACGCACGGCGCGGCGCAGCAAATCGTCATCGGAAAGCTTGATGACGGGCCCGTTCTGCAGCGCCGGCCTGAATCCGAGCGGCAGGATCAGGTCGATGTCATCGATCGCGGCAATGCCGCCGCCGTCGGGATGCGGGTCGAACCAAAGCTCGCCGTCTTTGATGATGACCGCGTGCCGATTTCCCCGCGGTGACACGCCGCCGGCAATATAGAAGCCGCGCGGCGGCCACGGCACGCCCTGCCAGCGGACGAACGTAACGATGAACAAGCCGCGCGCTCGCAGCCAGTCGGCCATCGCTGCGGCGTACTCATTGGGATCAGAATGAAGCGCGGCGAAATTCGGCACCTCGGAAAGCTCGCAGCCGAGCATCATCGCGAGGCAGGCGGACTGGCAATTGCCGGTCGGGCCGAGTTCTGTCTGCATGATGCGTTTCGGTTCGTTCATGCGACCTGCTCGGCTTCCTCGCGCAGGCTCGGCAGCAGCGCGCGCATGCGGTTGGCTAGTTCATGCTGGGCAAACTCCCAACCCCACGGATCAATCTCGATTGCCGCCGGCTCGACCGCCGGGAACGGCGGCGGCACGCACATGAGGTCGCGCCACTCGGTCGCCAGCAGCACCTCGTCGTAATGCTTGACCGCCTTTTGCGTCAGCGCCGGCAGCGGGAAATAGAGCCCGGCGGCAGCATGGATCGCGACGTCGAGCCGGTAGGCGAGCAGCTCGTGCAGCTTGTAGACCAGATGCCCGGCCTCGCCGTAGTTCTCGATCGCGATTGCCGCGAGCGCGCGCTTCTTCGGCGTCACGTCGTCGCCGAGATAGGCCTCGTGCATGTCGTGGCAGAGGAAATAAGCGGCGAGCGCCGCGTCCTTGGTTTGCGCCAGCACGAGATCGGCGCCGCGCGCCAGGTGCTCGGCGACCGAATAGGTCTGCCCGTAGGTGGCGCCGACATAGCGGTTGCACTTCGCCAGGTGCTCGGCCACGTCGGCGAAGTCGATGTCGGCCGGCTTGGGCGCGATCAGGTCGATCGAGCGGCCGCGCGAGGTGGTGAGGATGGCGGGGATGAAGGTCATGCGCGCCTCCCAAACAAACGGCGGCCCAGCTTTCCCCATCGAATGATCAGAGAGAACCGTCGCGCTCCGCGCGGCGGGAAGGTGAACTGCCACCAATTGGGACCACAAGCGAAGAAACGCCTTTCATGGCCCCGGTAGTCCGCGATCAACCTCATTCCGCCGCCTCCAGATCCAGCGCCGCCTGCGCCGGCACGCCGGCTTCGTTGCCCCAGGTCTCCCACAGCGGATGCCGCGCCTTGAACGCGGCCTCATCGGGCACGCGGGCGAACAGCTCGAGCTTGCGCCAGGTCGGGAAGTAGCGGTCGATCAGGTCGCGGATTTCCTCCGGCTTGACCGAGTGCCCGCGCCAGGGCGCGTCGAGGATCGAGCGCGCGTTCTCGCCCTGAATGACGCACGG